CGGAACCACCAGCAACCGCCTCCACAAACGTCGGTATGGCATCCTGTACGGCCCCGGCCCCTTCCCCCGGAACAGCATTGAGCACGGCTTCCGCCGAGCCGGATATGGCTTGAGCTTCTACGTCAGCGGTCATCAGGCTGGCGTGCCGAAACGGTGCCCTGTGGTGGGCGGCAAACAACGCTTGAAACGCTCGCCCTCGGTTCGCCGGAGTGTCCGCCCACCCCTTAGTCGCCAGCAACCGGGAGATCTCAGGGATGTTTACCCCCGTCAATTCGGTAGGATCGATCGGAGCTCCGCGGGCGAAGTTCAGGCCGGCTTTGGCGAACTTGGTGACAACGCCGAGATTCGACCCGCCGACCAAGCTGGCGTTGATCGCGGAGCCCAGGACGTCTCGAATTGCCGTACTGATGGCAAGCAGGAATCCGCTCTTGGATGCTGCCGTGATATTCGCTGTGGTTCGAAGGAACATACCGAGTTCGGGCATCTGCATCATTGCAGGTAATTCGGTGAACGTCCTCAACTGTTCTGCTTGCTCGGAGGTGAGCTCCATTGTTCGCAGGATGTCGTGGGCGTACGCTCTCGCCGCCTCCATTGCGGATCCAGTCAGCGGAGCTCCTGCCCCATCGACAAACAGATCTACCGGGTCGAGGCGATACCGGACAGGCCAGTTAGCGTCCACAAACGTAGACGCGTTGACGTCTCGGGTCCCACTAAAGACGCGGCTTTCGGCGATGCTGCGGAGTAGGTTGTCAAGGAACTGGCCCTCCACCAGGTTGTCCGGCCACAGCCCCCGCCGAGCGGCTTTGCCGAGGTAGTCCTTCTGCGGGCTCAGCCATTCCCCTAGAGTGGTGGTGCCGGGAATTTCCGTCTTCGAGGTGAACAGTCTTCTCGGGGTCGGACGGTACAGCGTGGTCAGCGCACCAACCGCCCCTCGCAGATACTGAGCCTGCATTGTTTGCTTTTGAATGCCGTCGGCAACCTGCACGAGCGGGTCGTCACCAAACAAACCAGTCTGCCGCCGTTCAGCTCTGTCTGTAAGTTCGGCGGCGAGGGCTCTGTATCGAGACACCGTGTCGATCGTGTAATCTGCCGGGATCTCCTCCGCATACCGGGTGAGGTTTGCTGCGATCACGCCGTTCACGTCGGCGCGCACGCGATCCAGTTCGTCGATCACCGCCCGTGGTAGGCCTATCGCTTGGATCGCTTTTGCGTCGAACCGAAACGCAGACATCAGCTTCGGTCGCTGCTCGAGCAGTCGCAGGAACTCCTGCGCTGCCGGACCTATCCCCCCGGGCACGGTGGAGAGAGTGCGGTTCCACGTGTCGATGAGTTCGGTGACGGCCCCGATCCACGCAGGGCGGCTCAAGCTCAGAGGTGCTGCGGCATCTGCCGGATTCGCCGCAGCGCTCCCTCGCGTGACCGGAGTCCCGTCGGGTAAGCGTGCAACTATCCCATGGGTCTGGGGGTCGAACCGAGGCATGTATTCATCGACGGCGTTGCCGTAGGACCGCCCCAAGTGGTTGTAGATATCCTCCATTGCTGCCTCGGACTGCAGCACTGGGGCCATATTTGCCGAGTTCGCTACTGTGTCCAGATGATACCGCAAACTCCCCGGACGTGTCAGAGGCGACCGGAGCGCAGGCTGCACCACGTACGGTTGAGGCCCACCACCAGCTCGCCGATGGGTGCCGTAGTACGCAACGTCGTCCGGGGCCGGCGTGACTCCCGGGGCCGCACCGCGGTCTATCCTTGCCTGCATCTGGATCATATCGGGGTCTGTAAGGTCCACCCCGTTGGCGGTAGCCCAACTGGCAAACCCCGGATAGGCCGGGTCAAACGAAGTGGGGACTCGTGCCCACGGAACACGCGTCGTCCCTGCTGGAGTCCACATCGTTGACACTGGCACCGCCAGCCCATTGGGCCCGGGGGCAAACTCCAGATACACTCCCGGAGGTACCGGAGATACCGCCCCGGGAGCAGGTTTTGCGACAGGACCGATGTGCTGATTGAACATCGCTCGGTTGCCGAGGATGAATTGGGTGGCGTTAGCGCCCGGCGTGACGGGCACCCCCAAACGGTTTTGCCTGTCCACAAACCGGGAGAACGCTCGCTCAAAGATCGCAAACTCCATCGTGCCGGGGAATGCAAACTTCTCGGGAACCTCCCGCCAAACGTCGCCTTGCGGGCTGGGCTGAACGCGGCGTACCCAATCCTCAACGCCGGCTGTCCCGGACGCTGCGGGAACGGGTTCGAAGCCCTGCGGGCGGTACAGCACATCACCGGCACCCACCGGAACGTCTACAGCTCGCAGAGATTCGATGCTGGCGGCTCGGTACTCGGGGGATTTTCGCAGCCCGTTTATGGCGGCGTCTACGTAGGTCGCTCCTTCGGCAGTCGGAGCCATGTTCAGGGACTGCAGCACGCCTGCGGAATTCGTGTACCCTCCGCCAAGGAGTTTCACCTCGGTATCCGTCGGCAGAATCCGGCCAGCCCGCAGCAACCCTGTCGGCGGAGGCAAACGCGACACTCCGTCCCAGCGGGCTTTGTCCAGCACTCCGATGTGGCCGGTGGCAGCATCGTATATGCCGGTCAAACGGTCGGGTATATCGTTCTCGGCAAGCTTCCAGATCTCGGCCCAAAACTCATCAGGATCCATACCGATCTGGTCGGCAAGGTCTTCGGCATGGCGTCGGCCAACCGGGTATTGTTTACCCGTCGGCAACAGAGTGGAGGGGCTGTCGCTGGTGGGCTCGGTGACCAGCGACCCGCCTTGGCTTGGAGGCCGGTACTTCGTGGCGATTTGTTCGTAGGCCTCATCCATGTACAGCTTGCGGATGCCTACTGTGCCTTCGCGGAAATTGGAGTACAACAACTCGCGAGCACCCGGTACCTGCAAGGCCTCCGCAACGCCGTGTCGGGCACGAGCCCAGGCCTGCGGCGTTTGCCCAATGGCTATCTCCGAAGAGCGGGCAACGTCGGACTTTTGTCTGGGGGCGTATTCGGTGTAAGGGTCCCGCCACACCGGAACGTTCCACCCCGCATCGACGGCTTCTTCCCTCGCTCTTGCAATTGCTGGGATCCAATAGGTATCAAGTTCGTCGTACACGGTTGCAGGCAGGGTCACCTGCTTGGGTCTGAATGCCGGAGTCAGCCTGTCTTCGTCAAACAATTCGGCTGAGTCTGCCAGCTTAATCTGCCACCGCCCGTCTGCCGATCTTGTTGCGTACTCTACCTCACGCAAGTCGGAGGTTCCGACAAATGTCACCAAATCCCCCCGGTCGTAAGAGGTAAGGCCGGCCAGCGGGTCCGCGGTGGGGGTGCCGGAGAGTGTAGCCCGCACCATGTCGCGGTGCTCCGGGCTCTCCAAGTACCGAGACACGGCGTCTCTGTTAGCCTGCACCCGAAGTGGCGACCCTTCGGCGAAGAAATTGCTCGGGTCTTTGAGGTCCAGTCCGGGGTCAACGGTGAACCGTATGCCCAAGTCGTACCCCGACCGGAGGTGAAACGCCGCAAGCTGCGCTTGCGTTTGGTCAGCAGTCGCTCTCGCCGCTTCCCGGACAGCCGAGGATGTGTCTTGCAATACCGGATCCGTCAGACCCCAGGCATACTTGTCGAACACGGCCTTGGTTCCGGTCTTGACGCCTTGAAACGCCTTCTTTATGGCGTCAAGACCCATCGGAGACAGCGGGTCGAACGCTGCTTTTGTCGCCACCCCGAGACCGTAGATCAGCGGATGCAGGGTCTGCCCTGCCTCCGGCATTTTAGGCAACCGTTGCAACACCTTGGGGGTGGTGACAGCTCGAGCCGCAGCTCGAGCTGATGCAGTCCTCGCCATTGCACCGGTCAGACCCGCTGCCCGAGATACCCACCCTCCGATCGGCCCGAACGGGTCTGTCAACACCTCAAACCCGAATCCGGCTAAGTCGCGCAGGCCTTCCCCCGGGTCGTCGATCCAGCCGGATATTCCCGTCTCTTTGTTAGGCCTCATGCCGTACCGTTCGAGCACGTCACGACCGGACAGCCTCCCCTCGCCAGAGATAGGAGACCCCCACGCTGTGGTGGGGCTCTCGCCGGCAAGCAGTGCTCGCACCGATGCCGCGGGGGTATCGATGAAGTTTCCCACCGTGGCGACAGCACCAACACCGGTCGAACCGATCTGGGACAGCAGAGACCCGATCGTCTCTTTTGAGTCAGAGGACGGCCCGGGTTGCTGCTGCCGCGAGGCGGAGAGTATGTCTCTTAGAGTAGGCATCGACTATAGTGGTGCGTAAAAACCAAAGGTGAGGATTAAAAACCGGAGCCGCCCGTCCTACCAAAACTTGACCAAAAATTTGACGCGTCCGCGTTTGCGGCCCTTTCTCTACTTTTACGCTCTTCTCGGTCTTTCTTGACCCTTTCCAAAAACGCTTGATGTCCCTCTTCCGAACCAAGGTCCGCGTCCAACAGTGCTGTCAGACCGGGAGTCCACTCGGGCCTAAAAGAGTCGCGGTGTTCTGGAGACACCGCCGCAGCTCTTGCATACATCTGCAACGCCTGCAGGTTTTCCCGGGTCAATTTGAGAGAACCTTCTTCGTTGTTCAAGTCACGCTGCATTTTACTTTCAATAGTCCCCGGGTCTCCAAATGCCCCGGGTTGGTCCGCCCGGTAAGCGTCAAACACGTCATACCCTGCCCCCGGAATAGACTCGTAGGTGTCGGCATTTAGGCGAGACAGTAGCATCTGCGACTCAGCCATTTGAGTCGTTGTCGGGCTACTTCTCGAAGTAACACCCGACAGAGGGCTCTGCATGTCGGAGGTCTGCGACTGCTCGCCCGCATCAAACCCGTAGGCCTGCCGCTGGCCGGCACCGAGATTGTCCGCCCATCTTTGCACAGCGCCGGGGAACCGCTGCTGCAAAAACGGATCTGTTGGACTGTAACCCTGCTTCAAGTATCGGGACAACGCCCGGTCTTCGGAGGTCGCTTTCTTCTGCGCGGCTCTCGCCTGCAGTGTCTCCCGAACAGAGTTACGGTACGTTTCGGAACGCCGGGCTTCGCGATTTCCGCGAGCTACGGTCTCCTCCTGCCGCAATTCTTCCGCCAGCTCCGGCCTGCCCTCCAACTGCCCTTGGGCTTGCATCATACGGAGCATGCCGAGGCGGTTTGTACCGGTAATCCCCAGAGGATTGTTGGCTCCTGCGTTTGCTGGATTCGCGAACGCGAACGTAGAAGACCGTCGCTGGAATGGGTCGGTCGGGGAGGCCGGCATGCGGCCCTCTGTGATGTTGGCCAACCCCTCTTCGGTCATAGGGTTTGACATGTCGATCAATCGCTGGTCCGCAGCTACCCTGCTCCGCATACGGAAGGCCTGTTCTGCATCCCGCTCGCTCTGCTGTGCAGCCAAGGCCTGCAGCCCCATAGGACCTCCACGCCCAAACCGGGACACCAGCCCGCCCGGCGTCATCATGGACCCCTGCCGGTATTGCTCGGTGTTACGAATACCAGCCATCTCCGCTTCCGACAGCGGTGACTGGTTTGGGTTAAACTCGCCGCCGGGGGACCAGCGGGTGTCGTATCCGCCGAGGGATTGGGCTGCTGACCGCAGGACGTTTGGGTTGTACCCCTGCGCGTCCGCCAGCAACGCCGCCGCACGGTTCGGATTATCCCGGAACCCTCTTTGCCGCAAAACGTTTAGGCCCTGCGTAAACGCGTCGGAGTTCTGATCGATGGACTGCACAGCTTGCGCTGAGTCATACCCCCCGCGTGGCGTTAACGGATTATCCATCTGCGACTGCTGCACCGCGGCGTCTATTGCGGAGGTACTGCTATCACCCCAATAGCCCAGCTGAGAGTCCCGTATTGCTTGGGGGGCGAGGTTCAAGCCCATCTGAATAGCGTTGCCGATTCCGGCTAAGGGGTATCCGAGACTCATAGCAAGCGACAGAGGAGACCTGTTTTGCGGTAAAGACCGTGGGGCATATTCGTCATAGGCTTGTTCCCCTTCAATCTTGGGGCCGTAATATCTCCTGACCACCGGCCCGAGATACCCCTGCGTAGAGTACGTAGGTGGTCCTCCCTCATCCGGATTATAGTTTGTCACACCGAGATTTCGCGGTCCGGCAGGCACGACTCCCGTAGCGGGGGCACCTTGTGCGGGCGAGGTAGCGGCTGCCGGTGGCTCGAAAGGCGAGGGGGTTGCAACAGAACCGCTTGGTGCCGGTAATGCGGGGACTACCGGCGAAGGACCGCCCGGTTGCAAGGCCTGATGCAGTCGTATGAGGTCTTGGGTCTGACGATCTTGTTCGGTCGCCGCGTTGTTGCCGGACGCACCCAACCCATAGCCCAGAGCCCCTGCAGCCAGACCTAGCCCAAGAGCCCCAACACCTCGCACAGACCGCTGGGCCCCCGCAGGTGCGGTAATCGGCGGTGCGCCCGCAGGTGCGGTAATCGGCGGTGCGCCCGCAGACCGCGGCGGTGGGAGGGGCGGCGAAAGGGTTGTGGGCGTTCGTGCTGGCACGACAGTAGGCGTTCGTGCTGGCACGACAACAGTAGACGTTCGCGGAGGAGCCACCGCTGCTGGTATCGCCCCCGGCGGCGGACCCGGTACGGGCAGCAAAGGCGGTGGTGGCTGGGGCGGCAATGGTCCTGCCGTAGTTACGGTTGACGACGTAGGCAAAGGATCTGGCTCTGCCGCCAACATCGCACTAAGATCATCATCTGGCGAAAACGAACTCTGCGCACTGGCCGGGGGTGACAGCGGGCTGTCCATGGCGGCTGGCTGCGGCGAAGAGCTCCGAGGCGTTGCCGTCGCCACCCGAGCGAACTCCTCGTCATCTATTCTCCCATTGATCAACTCTTGGTACGCCAGAACTTTTCTTGCTTGGTATTTCCAACGCCCTCTGTCCTCAAAAGCGAGCTTTGTCGGGGTACTGTGATACTTTTCCCGGGCCTGACGGAGTGCGTCCACGCTCATGCCGAGCTGCATGGCTGCTTCCACCTCCGTCAAATATTTTTTGCCGTCGAGTGTCTGCATTGAGTCTATCTCATCGTCAGAGAGCCTTCTCGTAGCAGGGGGCTCCGGGGGCGCCAACGGGCTCTGCATGCCCGCCGGTGCAGAAGGTTTCGGCTTTACCACCCGCGGTTTTTTTACGGCTGCAGGTGCCGGTGCCGGTGCCGGTGCAGGTGCTGCTTGTGCCGGTGCAGGTGCTGCTTGTGCTGGTGCGGGAGGCGGTGCGGAATTGTCGTCAAACAAACCTCGTTGGCCAGGCAAGGGGTTTGCCATACCTCCGCCCACGTCTCTGAGTACCTCAGAAGGAGTCTTCTTAGTGGCGCGGGGTTTGCGTGCCGGGGTGGCCGAAGCGGGTGGCGACGCTGGTGGGGTGGTCTTCTTAGCAGCTTTCGTAGCCGGTGCCGCAGGCTTCGACGCAGCGGGGGTTGGAACCTTCTTCGCCGCCTTCTTTGCAGCCGCTGGTGCAGGTGTTGGGGCAGGCACGGCTTTCGCCGCGGCTTTTACCCCCTTGACACCTTTTGGCGGGCCCGGGGAGGGTTGTGCAGGTACGACCGGAAAAAACGACGCGATAGGGCGTGCCATCATTAGCTCCAAAGAAGAGGCGTTGCGTACGATACCACCGACCGCTGGCGTAGTCCAGAGATCGTGGTCACGGCCCGCCGAGACCAGGGTCTGGGGGTGTGGGGCCGCCACCGGACGTCAGAGTAATGGCCACCCGAGCGGCGTTTACCCCAAGATCCAGTGAGACTCGGGTGTCCGCACCCGCTGCTGCTGATCCGATATCTCGGATCAGCAACTGTATGGGGGATGTTGCCGACCAACCGGTCACCGCTTTCAGTTCATCCAGTATTGCTTTGATGTCGAACGTCATCCAAGGGGTGGTGTTCGTCGTCCAGTCGGCATACGCCGTCGTGGTCGTCTTGCCGATGAGGGTAGCCCAGCTCGTGATCGACCCGGACTGGTCCGTGGCGTACTTCAACGCACGCACCCGGAACGTGCGATTCGGCACGAAGTAGTCGGCAACGAACACGGCAATGGCGAATTGAATCGTGTCCGTGACCAACAGGCCGGGTGCCGGGACGTGAGCGTACGTGGCAAACTCATACGGGTTGGCCGCGGCTCGGGGCGTGATGTTGTCAAACCCCGCGGTCGGTGTGGGGGTCTGAACCCACCCAGTATCGCTGCCTGCACCTCCGGTGAACGCGTTGCCCGACAACGTTAGCGAGAATGAGGGGCCGTCCTTTTTATCGTAGTAGATCGTGACGGAACCGGAAGTAATGCGGAGGTACAGTTTTGCCCCAGCAATGGGTGAGGGCATCCCGTACGCGTTTGGACTGATCAGCGGTGCTCCGTAAAAAGTTGACGGAGGCATGCCGACAGACCACGCATACTCGACGGTTCCCGTGCCGGCCAAAGAAAAAGTTGGAGCGTCTGGGTTCAGCCAATCGGAGGCTGTCCACCAAGACGACGTCAGTGGTAGGGAGATTGCCATTTTACGGGGGGCTCACTGTTATTGATGTGGGGAAGTCTGAATAGATAGAATCGCCCGGGGTCCACGAAGGTGGGGTGTTTCCGGATCCTGCAAAGTCTTTCCACTGCTGTGGCGGTAGGTTGAGAGAAGGCTGGTGGTAAAACCCTTGGGCGTAGGGTACGAACACTGTTGACCCAGACTGGTTCCACTCCCCTTGGGTGTGCCGATATCCGCTGGGCATAACCAGATCTGAAAACTTGTTGTTATTTTGTGGTGCATACCACACGACTCGTTTTGCAACAGAACCAGACACAGCGCCCGGTGTGGGTTTGAAAACTTGAATTATCGGAACCTCGCTGTTGCTTACGAACCTAAACCCTTCGCCAGAGTTGGACGTGACCTCAGGAAAAGGCCACACCCCGAATAACTCAGCACCTGCTAGGCCGTCGTAAAACCACCCGGTTGGTGGTGTGCCCACAATGGCTTGCGAAACCCCACCAACCAAAGGCCCCGCAACAACAATCTTGTAGTTTTGAAACACAGAAGACCTTGTGAAGCCCCCCACTTCGACAATGTTTTCTCCGGGCCAAGAGCCAATATACCCCACCTGATCGACCAACCCCCCGGCAGACCCCGGGGCTGGGTGTACAGTAGCCGCGTGCCACAGATCGATGTGTATTGTTTTCCCTCGGTGCGCGGCCAGCTCTACGTCAAACCATCTAAGTTCGCTTGCGTCCCCGAACTCTGGAGATTTTACTTGGACAACCCCCGTGACGTCCACACCATCCGCCAGCAAACGCGCATACGTCGTGCCGTTGCCTACGCCGTATGCGAGTTGTAGAACCCCCTTAACGTTTACATACACCCCGCCTATCACGGGGAAACCAATTCTTCGGAGCAGCCTATCATTGCCTTGGCTCCTGACAGACCACCGCACCCTAGTCGCAGAAAAATTCTGCAAATGAGTTATGCTGTCTGATACATACTTTTTCGTTGGTGGAGCCTTTTGGTACGTGTTGTATGTGCCTAAGTCAGATACAGTACCCGTTCTCCTAGACGCATCGTACGGTTGTGGGTACTGGTTGTCGTGGTTGTACGGGTACGGACTAAAAGGGTTGTTCTGCCTTTGCAGAAACCCGTAGAAACCCTCCGACCAATCGTGCAGCTCATACCGAAAAGGCTGCGCTAATACTGCTGTTGACGTGGGGTAGGGGTTTGCCACTACGCCCGGCGGTAGTGTCAAATAATACCCAACCCTATTTCTGTATGGCTCAAGAGCCAGATTTGAGTTGACCGACTGAGTGCGTATGTTGAAAGGCCCCCACACATACTGCCCGGTGTCCGTACCAAGTTCTGAAGGTAAAGGCCCGACCGCCCGTAAGTGCCTATGCACAAAGTCCGTGACCGGGTTTTGGTTGCACTTACAACATCGCCCGAGCTGCATCGCATCACCCGCAATCTGCTACGTACAGCCGCCACTCCCCGTCAACCATTTCCGCCTCCGCCCAAGCTCCGGACACAATCGATATGTTCTTCATTCGACTGAACACCGTGATGTTCTCACCAGAGTCTTCGAACGTTCCCGCCGGCGTTCTCCGCCACACCCGAAACGATGCCGTTGCGGGGGCATTCGCGGGGTTGGAAGACGCTGCTAGGTTTCCGCTCAACCGTCCGAAGTATTTCGGCGTAGCCTCGCCTGTCGCAATAACAACCGCGGTCGTGTCCGCAGACGGGGCGGGATACAGCACGCGAAAACCACCACCGCCCCGGCCAATACCCCAAGACCCTGGGATCGGGCCGACCAAGGACCCCGCATCCGGAGCCCCTATTATCTTTACCCTCCGGGGTGTTGTCCAGAGGTACGCCTCACCGAACGTGTTCGCTGCTATCGGGCGGGCACCGTTGACCAAATACAGGGCGGAACCCGTAGCGTTTGGCTTGTTGGCCTGGAGAATTCCGGCTACCGGGTTTGAGCGAAAACTCATAACCGCATACGGAGGTATGGCCTCTCCAGACACGTTTCGAAACCTCAACGCGTACTGCGGCTCTGCTGGGGCTCTCGAGTATGTTGGTTCAACCATCGACGGTATCCAGTCGGGCTTGGTCCAAATCTCTCACTGAGTATTCCGCCATTGCCGCCACGCGTCTCTCCCGACGAGAAGGAATCCCCCGGTCGAATTCCCAGTTTCGAGAAGCAACGGTGCGGTTCACCGCGTGCTCAAACTCTCCGCAAGTCAGCACATGCTGTACCTGCAGAATAGCGCCGTCGCATCGCAGAGTCAACTGTGGCTGCGAATACACTACTTGCTGGGCGGCTCCTGTGGCGTAAAGGCCAGACACTGCCGTTGCGTTGCTGTCGGCAATTGTCTGCAGATCTGTCTGGTTTGTGGTTTGCCCGGTCATTGCGTGATTGCCTGAATAGTTGGCGATGATCTCAAACCGAGACTCGCCCGAGACCACAGCGTATCCGCTACCCTGCGGGTACACATCGACATCCACGAACTGCTGGTGTGTCGCGTACGTGGAGGGGCTGCGGATTTGAAAGGCACATTCGAGGTACAGTTGGGCGGGCTCAAAATAGTTGCTGGTCGGGTTGAAGATCACCTGCGGCTCCGAGAATATCACCATCCCGTACTCCGGCTCTGTTCGGAAAAAGTCTGTGACTTGATCCGTCACCGCAGTGTCCTGCAGGTCCTCTCCCGCCGCGAATGTGGGATCCTGCCACGACAACCGTTTTGTCCGCTTGCCGTAGACCCGCGGCCAGCCTCGCGTATCCCAATCACGTATCGTCTGCTTTTCCAACAGCCCGGATTGGAGCGGCAGGATGAAGTCCAACCCCGGAACAGCCGTACCAAAGAACGGCAACACCCACGTGGGGGCTTGTGCCGTGTCGTTGACAAACCCTCGAATCCTGTAGGCCCTGCGAACAAAGCCCAGGCTGGTCTCTCGAGTTTGAGCCGTGATGCTGTTGTCTTCGTCTTGCAGGGCGTACGGAGATGTTGTACCCCACCCGCCAGCAGGCTTGTAGGACAGGTCGTCAATCGGCTTCCAGCGACCGTCAGTGTCTAGGCCTACAGCCTCTAACGCCATACGAGCCTGCATACACGTTCGACCAAACACAGTGCGCACGTAGCGGGGGGCGACTTTTGGGTCGAGGCCTTCGGTACGCAGAAACACGTCATTCGTCGGCAACGTCGCCCCAGTACCAAGCCGTACCACCTTCACAGGCTCATTGCCAAAGTTCAAAGCGATTGTGTACCCTCGATCCTCTAACAGCTTGCGAAGATGCACCGCAGGAGATGCCTGCTCGAACGTGACTCGGGGGTAGACGTTGGTCGGCAACACAGACACGTCAGCACTGGGCTCCCCCATAGCCGTCAACAATATCGTCGCGATCTGCCGCAGGTTTTTCTCCGTAGCCGTGACGCGCTTTCCGCCCATCACCAGGTTGTAGTCTCCAGAGATCGTTGGTAGACGCGACCAATGGTCGCGTCTGTCGAGCAGGATGATGTCTAGGAATTTACCCTCGACCAACTTAAACGAGGCCACGTCTACGACGCAATTCGGCAGAGTGATTGTGGTCCCGCCCCACACCATCGTCAAAGTGCCTGACGTCGGAAAGTTCCCGATCTGCGGCAAGGCGCGTAGTTGAACCTTGTCGGGATCAAAACCGGAATGCTGCGTGTACACCATCTCGCACGGGTACGATATACCCGGAAACGACCACGGCATGTTGACCTCAGATTACGGAGGGAGAAACCCGGGAAACAATTGGGACACCGTGGCCTCCTGCACATACTTCCACGAGATCGGGTACATCTCGGGGTTCCCTGCTGCGTTCAAATCCTGGGGCGAGTCGTACGCCAACTCTCGCAGAGGGCCGTGCTCGAGAGTAGGGAACAGTGGGGCTGGGGGTGTTGGGTATGCCTGACGCCCGATCGCTTGGCCTTCTTGTATGTAGAAAAATGTTGTCGCAGTCTGGAGTGTCTGCTTCTGTGGGTCGCCGACCTCTTGGGGGCTGTACCGCCACCGCGGGCCGCCGTTGCCTTTAATGGTCAGCCTCTCCCGGTAGGAATGCACGCCTGTCCCAGTGCGAACCTCTGCACGCAGGACGATGGAGTAAGACCTGCGGTTGAGGTATTCGATTTGGCCGGTCCACGGCCCTTCGATGTATGTGGGGGGTTGGATAACTTTGACACCGCCGAAGGTGTTTGCGCTGGTCAACACGTGAGCTGTGGCCGTAACGCCGTCGGGCAAATACAGACCGCAGTTTTGGTTATCAACCGCGTACGCCGCTTCCAAGCTCTGCAGGGCGGTAGTCAACAAGGCCTTGGTCTGATCTGGGGTGGCTTGAGTCGGTACGATCTTGACGCCCACGATAGTGTACTCAAAAATCGTGCCCATCCTGCGGCGGTAGCCGTCCATAATCGCCGTAGCAGCGACACGCAACCCGCACTCACAGTTGTCGTGGGCGTAGTTTCCGTATTTGAAAATCACGTCAGTACCTCCTGTCTAACTGACTCGACTGACGTGACACAAAATGCTGCGACACCATCTCAGACGTGCTTTCGACTCCCGCGGCGACGGGGGGCTGAAACAGATTCCTCGGCGTAACGTCGGTCGGGGCGTTGGGTGCCGTCCGAGCGGTGAGTCTGTCAGCAGCCTCAAACATCGCCTTTGCATCGAAAACAGTTGGCGGGGGTACTACAAAATCTACTCGGATATTGGGCGTCACCTGCACGCCGCTTACCATATACGGCTGTTGTGGGTTGGCGGGATCTCCGACGTTCGGGCGAGGTATTGCTGCGGTGGCCAACACGCCGGCGGCGTACTCCGGAGATACAACTTTTGCAATCGCGCCTTGCGATTGGTTGGCCGGGGTGTATTCTGCAGGAGGGGCGGACACGAACCGTGCCGCCGCGAATTCCGCGGACTGTTGCCGGGACGCTTCCCGCTCTGCCGGCGTTGCGAACGGGGATACAGCCTCTCGGGGTGCGTTTACCTCCGCAGGGTTTTGAGTGTACCACTCATATCGAGAGGGCTTAGCCGGACCGACCGTCTGAAAAACTGCCGAGATTGGCGATGCAGGTGCAGCCGTCGCGGGTTCTGACGGTCGAGCTGTAGCAACTCGACCGGTAGATTCAGGCCGCTGGGTGCCGACCGCCGGAGCGGCGCTGGTTTGCACATTCGTGGCGACCCCTGCGACAGGGGTCGCAATCTGCTGCTGTGTGGCCGGCAACGCGGGTGTTACGCTTCCGTACTCATTACTTGCGACACTCGCCGGACTGACAGGCTGGGTTCCCACAGAAGAGGCACGGGACGTCTGGAGGCGAAACTGCGCCGCGTGAAGAAGATCCATCGGGTTTGGTAAAACCCGCTCCTCGGGAGGCGCCTCGGCCAGCAAGCGGATCAGTTCCGGGATTGTTTCCACGCTGCACCACATTGTCTAAGACTGAGCGGTATGTCATATATCTCGGGCAGTTGCTGAGTTTATGGACCTGAAACCGGTACGTCCAATAATGTTGCCACAGTTTCCGAAACTGCGGGTTTGACACCCCCAAGCTGACCTCAGGGCTGCCTTTGGCGCAGGACCCTCCGGGTGTCAGGCAATGCGGCACACTCCCCGGCGGAAGTTTGTACGGTTGCCCCGAGTGGTCGAGCCCCACTGTGAAGTGTACCAGATCGACTCGGTATTCCGAGCACAGACTACACGAGAAGCGGCTGACCTCTGGTTGTTGGGCTTGCATGACAGCGTGATCTCGAACCTGCTCAGGCGTCAAGGCGGGTTTTGCCATCGCCTGCAACACTGCGATAAAATCTTCGCTACTGGAGACCACCGTTTTGATAAGGTCTTCGATGGAATCGACCGGACGTAACGTGAAAACGTACGGGGGTTGGAATACCGGCAAAAGCCAACGCCTGTTTTTATCGAACCTCGTATACGCGGCAAACAGCTCTGTCGGTTCCACCAATCCGACCGTGGATCTGACGTACAGCACAGGCGACATCTCAGCCGCTCTGGACTTAAGATTGACGGCTGCTGTCGCCCCGTCATCAATCTCCGCGGGTATCAGTGTGGGGGTCATCTCAAAACCTCGTCAAGTGCCGTACAGCGAAAACGTAAACGCCGGGTCGTTGCCGCTTCGGTACGCCTCCCATGTTTCGTTGATCCTGATCTCTTCCGTAGCGCCCGGCACCGACGGGCTTTGGGGCACAAGCACGCCATACCCCATGCTGAATGTGAGAGAGTCGTTCCCGTTAGTGATACGGTGAGACAAAGCGCGGGGCGTGACAGCTCGGTTCAGCCAGTAGTGGTCTTTGTTCGCTGCGATGTACGGGCAAGCGAAGGCCAGCAGTACCTGTCGCGGCCCGGGACCGACGTCGGTCACCGTCTCGCTGGCATTCCAGCTCGGCACCAACCTGTTGTCAATCACGATAGCGTAGCGGTCATGGGCCGCGGCCACCCCGCCGACAGTAAGATCCGCCCCCGGGAATGCGATCAGGTTGTCAACGGTCCCGTCCACAAACGAGAACGCGGCGTCCTCAATTTCATCTGTCGCAATCCAAGTGGACTCGGCTTGGATAGGCATAGTGCCGACCTGACCGCGCAACACCAACCGCTGCAGTCGGCAAGACGTGTATTTGTGCTTAGCGCCAACCTTGTCAACGCAGATCTCGGTGGTGCCTACAGACTCATTCGCCGTGTACAACCACGGAGACGCCTGCGTACCGGCTCCCGTGCGAGTAGTGCCGGCCAACGCGAGCAGTTGGTCAAGGATCGGTCGAGTAGCGTCGTGTGTGAGCTGGAACTGCACCAGCTTGCGGCCAGTGGCTACCCGCTGCACAATCGGATCGCGACTACCGCAAATAGCCGACGGGTTTACCACACGCTCTTGCGTCGAGCTGTCTTCAAACGAAGCGAAACAGAAAGCGTTTCCTCCGATACTGACCCGACTGCTGACGCCCGTGCTTACTGGCATGTCTCACGCTCCACGAGGGTGCCGCACCATAACCTGAAACACAAACTGTGCCACAACTTGAGCACTCCGCACAAACGATGCAGGGTCTACGCTCGTGCGTCGCACGGTCTGAACAACGTAAGGATCATACTCTGTTGGACTGGCGTCCTGCAAGAACGGATTGGGTGTGGTCAAAAGCGATTGGCGGATTATTGACTGCCACTGAGAAAAAGACTCGAACGTCGTCAAATTGGATTGAGGGCAGTTCTCGACGATGAGGATAGCGACACGAACAATCTCGTCATCCGCTGTCGAGACGCCGGACGGGGTGGCTGTGTCAACCGGTAACGCCGACACAAGAATGGCCGGCAACGGGATGTTCCCTACACCGCTCGAAGTGCGTGTCTGCTCGGACCCTTCCAACGCTCGGACTTGGCGGATTGCAGAAGGGTGAACCTGCCGGCACCGCTCCCCCTCGACCGGCACAAATTTGTTTTGTGCGGCCAAGGTCTGCAGAATCGTCAGGGTGCGAGACAGGATTCTCGTTTCAGGAGACGACATATCCGATATCCTTCAGCCGCAGCCCGTACCAATACTGAAGTTCAGAACGCATGTTGGTGACGTTTCGGTTATCCGCGGCTAAGGCTTCGCGGACTGCGTCCGCGAGATTGGACTTCGACACCAGTTTTTCGTTGTGGTTCCCCACCGGGCGTGTGCCATATTCGTCTTCGGCTAAGCGGAACACCAGGCTTTGCATGGCCCCGCCCGCGCAGTCAATGTGGGTGGACGCCACGTAAGCCACCCCGCTCGCCGATGCGGTTGTGTCTGACACTCGCACTTGCGTGGAGGATAAGAACGCTGTCACCAGCATTTCCGACACGGGGGTTTCTAAGACCGACGGGTCTTGTGCGTAATCGCCGTACGAGCCGACAGGGGGTGTCGTCGCGCTAGCCGACAGCCTCAACACCGCACCAACAAAAGCGGGTGTCACTATCGGGTCTGAAAAGGTGGCGATCCCGTCGGCAACGCTGACCGTTCCTCTCGACTCCCGGACAAGTAACTGCGACGGGCGTCGGGCTTGGTACATGTACGCCAGTTCTGTGGGTGTGTAGATCTCGCACGGTATCCACAGGCACCATCGCCCAGGGTGCCGGGGGTCCGCAAAAATCGAATACTGCGTCGGCAACGTCGGCGACCACGAAAACCCCTCTTGGATTTGAAACGCTGTTGTCGGAGAAACCCGCCACATCCGGATGTTTTGGTGGCCTTCGTACACCACTATGACATCACTTACCTCAGCAGGTAGGGGGTACAGTACCTGCTGCAGCACATAACTCACGTTAGTCAGGTCTACGGCAGGTCTGGTCTCTGGGTACAGCTCAACCTGTGTAGAGCTGAGCCTACGGAAAATAGGGTACCACGTGCGATCTATGAGAAGGTGTTGGGTAGGAGCCATCTCCGGAAACGTGTTCCCGGTGAGGGTGACCAACCCGGTGTTTTTGGAGAACGACACAGTGCCTGTGTTTTGGCCGGGATACACCCGCAGCACTCCCGAACGGTGGAAGTAACTCCAGCTTGCGAGAGTGTGCATGCGCCCCCACGCCATCTGCACAGCGTTACGTACGCGCTGCTCCAGACTGCCCGACAGTATGGTGTCGAGCTGGGTGGCCAAAAAACTCATGACGTCCGCAAAGCTAAGTAGCATCTTTGAAAACCTTGGCGCACTGCTCCAGTGTCGTGGGTGCGTTTCGAACGTCGTCAGCGGTTACCAGCTTGGTGTGCTGGTAAATCACCTCTTCCTTCAGGTCTGCATCCGACACATTGCGGTACGTGTCTGGCTGCTCCTGACGGTATTCGTTCATATACCTCTGAACAATGTCAGGGGCCATGCGAACAATCTGCGGGGTGGGCGTGACTTGGTCGCCGACTACTTCCCAGTCGCCCTGCACATCGCGGCCCCGCTCCCGAGCATACTCCTGCACACTCTGCAGAGAGTTTTTGTGGGTGACGACCGCACGAGGGTCCCCGGGGTACTCAACCAGGCCGCGGTACACCACAGCGTCGGCTGGCAAATCCTCGCCGGTTTTTGCCCGGTAGTTTTTGCGGTACAGCGCCAACATCTCAGGGCAACCCCGGAACGTTTTCTCGACATTGCCCTCGTTCGCCATCACCATGCGATCATCGACCCCGGTTGTGGGGGCCTTCCGACACGCCAGCATGGCCGCCATACGCACGCCCTCGCGGGCTACTATGGTGTCAAAGAACGCCACGGCTTCCGGCCCGCAGGCCCACACCGCCTCAAACTCAGACTGATCCGACAAACGACTGTACCGCTGTGGGGGTTTACTGGACACGGTTATTCCTTTCCATTTCGGCTTGCTCTTGCGCGAACAACAGATTCTGAATGTGGGTCTCGTCCTGCTGCCTCATCTTTTGTGCGTGCTGCAGTTCGGCGAACCGCATTCGCTGCATCGCCGGGGCAGTAGCCCCCTGCGATTTGAAATTCGCATCCACCAGTCGGGCCGTGGTTTTGGCGCGGGTTTCGTCCGTATCTGCTGCAAGTTTCGCCAACTGAGCCGCCGTCATCTGCTGCTGCAACTGCATCGCTGCCGGGTCTGGCTGCTGTGACCACCCCTGCATGACAAACGCGGCAGGGTCTTTCAACTGCATCGCACTGAAATACCGTTGCGTCAGATTGTTCAGGGGCGTGGTGTCCCCTGTAGTCTGAGCGTACGACTGCAGCACCGGCAGCAGGAACGGAAGGATCCTCTCGTGGTCTGCGATCTCTTTGTCGTTGTCGGGACGCCGCATTTCCGTGACCTCGACGGAAGCGTCAAACTGCCTGACGAGCTGCTCAAACGGGATAGCACGGACCTGCTGCTCCCACACCTGAGAACCGTACGGGCCAAGCAGAGGAGTCAGGGACTCCCCGGTTACGTACTGAGCGCACAACCACAGCTCTTTGGTAGCGACGCGGCGAAGGAATTCGGCAACGTCTTCCGCCATTTTGTCTGGCCGGACCGCACTCTTTTGTTGTCGCAACTGCACATCAGCAACTACGCGGGATTGCTTTGTTGCGATCCCGTAGCTGAGGTCGTCAAGCCCAGTGGCCTTCTGGAATTGCCTGTCAAGGTACTCGACCCACTGCAACAAGTCGCCCCCGACCGCGGGCCTCTGCAGGTACGTCATCACCTCAGAAATGGACTGCTGAGCTGCTGAGGTCAGTTTGATAACGCAGGGTGTGGCTTCGCTGTTAAGCGCCTCGTTGACCTGCTGCGCCATGTGCTCGTAAACGCCGATTATATCTCTTCGACGGTCGTAGCTCATCTGCAGGTGACTGACAAGCAGGATGTTCATCGCCAACAGGTAGGGCAGGCCCGGTGCCAAGGGCGCTATCGGCCACGGACTTCCGGCTAGCGGGTAAAACTCCAGGAACTCACAGGGCCACCGGCGGTCTTTCCAGCATTCGAAGACGCTCCCAAAGCGAGATGTCCTCCACCGCAGTGCTTCTCGGATCGCATCAGGAGGAGCTTGTTCGACCAGAGTCGGGGGGAGATTCAACGGGTGAGGCAGGTTTTTGGTAAACGCAATGTAACAGTATTCCCCAGCGACCTCATCCATCGCTTGACCCAAGGCCGCGTCTATCCCATGCACACGAGCGCCGATCCCGCCACAACTCCAGACCTCGTGCCATTCGACCATGTCTTGGTAGTACTGATGGGATTGCTGGACTTGGCTCTGTTGCCACGCCCACTCCGCGCTCACGCTGGTGCCTTTTCCGGCTAAATACCCCGGGGGGTAACCAAAACGCCTCTCGACCACCCACGCAGGTTCGACGTGCGTCCTCGAGATCCACTTTGCTGAGGCTCGCGTCGCGTCGCGACAGTCCGGGTCGATCAGTAGCTCATCCTGCCGACCGGCGAATGAGCCCACCATAGGGGATCCGTCAGCCCTGTGAGTGTAGGTTTCGGTCCACAAAAGGCCAAGGCCCGACACCAACGCATCTTGGACCACGAGCTGTGCTTCGGCTAAAGCCGTGCCCGTCGGGTGCGAGTCCAGCATGTAGTTAAGCACTTTCTCACACAGCTTGTCCCGCACAGCGGTAGTCGCCGACTGAGATTGCTCCATTGCCTGCATCTGCTGGAGAAAAGCTTCGTCCTGAACACCAAACACCTGCGAGAGTATCTCGGTCTGGGACGGCGGTGTTATCGAATGGACTTGCCTCCGAGGGTTACGCCATAGCATGCTCGGCCCAATCACCGAGACAAGCTCAAACGATTTGTTTATGGAGATCGCAAACTGCGGCTTGGGGACTTGCGGGTAGAACTCCTTGCGAACATCGTCACCCCACTGAGCCCCCGGGTCCGACCCGTAGAACTTGCGGCACAGGCGCGCGCAGGTGTCAAAACGGCTCTTGGCCGCTTTTGCCGCCTGTAGCCGGGCAGACCACTGCGTCACCAATGGCCCCAGCAGCGCACGCTGTACCTGTTCGTATGTGATCATGTGTCAATGATTTGTGGCCACAACGCCCGCGGCAGCCACACCCCTCTGTTAAGGACATTAACGTTGGTCAACCGCTCGTCGCCGAAAATGCACACGCCAGTTTTTGACACCCAAGAACTGGTTCCCTGATCCCACACAGTCAGACTCACCTGTCCCTGATCACACAGCTCAACGACAGTCGCCACGCTGGGTCTCGCTGTCATATCTCCCCGGTGGAAATACCACACTGTGTCCCCCAGCGTGACCGGCACAGACTGGTGCCCGCCGTTTGGGATCGGGACTGAAAACGACCGCGTCAAAATTTCTTGTCTCATACTGCCCCCGGAGCGCCTAACATGATCATCTGTTTTGCAGGGGAGTTGTTCCCCGACAGGTTCTGCCAAAATATACCTTCCTGTTCGAACATCCGCAACCCTGGGTTGTTTCTGGATTCGGGGCTCACCACGCGAAAGGTTGGGTCGGAACCCGCCCAGTACTCCAGAGTGTCGAGCACGTCATGCACTTGCCCTTCGGCGATCTTGTCCTGCACCTCGTCCCGGCGAAGCATTTTCCGGATGGATTTGAGCTGGTCTATCAGCTTAGGGCAAGAGCGGGCGTAGATCCGCAACTGCGGTCGAGGACAATCGACCCGACCCCGCATCCACGCACGTAGTTTGAGTGTTCGCACCGCCCAGACGTGCTCGCTCGGCATGAACTCAAAACCCGTGGCCACGTTGCGGACACCAACGGCCCGGAATTCCTGAGAGTATTGGTAGGCTACCCGATGTGCAAAACCCATCGGTGTTTGGGCGCCGGCTTTTTTGTCGATGATGAACCGGGCGTAGGTGCGGGTGGGTTCTATCGCTCTGATCCGCAGCGCCATGTCACGAGCGTCGATACGGGGAATGTTCATCTCCCGGTAGACGATGTAGTAGGGCATTCCGCAGTCCCAGTAATCGGGCGTCGGGATCGCACACCACAACACGGCGGGGCTGGTTGTTCCGGGGTCCAGTATCAAATCGACCGGCCAATCGTCAGGAACCGTCCCGTTCAGGCGTCGCATGACGTCAGTGACCCTGTCGTTCATGTCGTCGTTATCTCCGTAATCAACGACGTGGAGGTCCTCGCTGAATTCCGGGTACGCCAATATTCCTTCCGTGGGGAACTCCCCAAAATCTCGAGCCAGTCTTTCGGCTTCGCTCCAACCTTCAGACCGTTTTCGGATTTCGTCCTTATCGACAAACGGGGAGTTTGACCCGACAAAAGTAAACCTGACGACGTCCGCGGTTTTTCTCTCCCCTCTGGCGACCTCGCGGGCTTGGGTTTTGGCACGATCGCATAGTCTCAACAACGCCGGGGTCTTCAAGTCTGGCCACGACGTCCAATACAGCCTGCCTTTGCGGTCGCTGAGACGGCTCTGCCATTCCGAGTAGTACTCGGAAAACTGGATTTCTTCGTCGATCCACAGGATGTTCACCGGGTCGCCGCGCTTGACCTTTGCGGTCGAAGCAAATGCGTATATCATGGAGCCATTACGTAGGGTCATACTGGTGAGCTTGTGCTCGGCCTTGTTCTCCCAGGTTTCGTTTATGACCTCTTCGTCGGGGATCAGGGGAGGTGCTGGCACTCTGCCGTCCGGACCGATCTTGTCGTCCCCGGGCACAACACCGGGTTGCCACGCGCGTAGTTTCCCTGTCACAGGGTCTTGCACGCAGTCGTACGCCCCAGGCTGCCGCAGCAGGCGGTAAAGCGTTTGGCCGATGTGGCTGAGCTGCAGCCCCACAAGCCACACAACAACGGGCCGATTAGCCCACGCCTTCTCGCGGATATTGTGCTTAGACCCGTCGGAAAACGTGATGGGTCTGTTTCGGGCGTACGCAGCTATGAGCGCGGCGACGATGGTGCTCTTGCCAGACCGCGTGCCCCCCTGCACCAGATGTTCTGTGGCTTTGGCTAGAATCACTGGCTCTTGGTACGATGTTGGCCGGAAGATTTCAAGGCCGTCGTTCCCCCGCTGGAGGAGTCTGGCGGCGGCCATCAGAGCCTGTGTGAGCTGATCTGTCATATCCCACCATGTTGGCTGAACCGGGACAGCAGATTGCGAACCAACGCCATGCCAGCCGGTGTGATTAGGTCAGGAGCCTGCTTCGGGTCCAGTGGCGAGGCGGTTTCGGTGACACCCAGAAGATCTGCGTAGTCGTACCCGCCTCTGGCCGGGAGATTTCGGTAGCCCATTTGCGGGTCGTACACTTTCGGGATTTCTTGGTTGAAGTACTGAAACGCCGCAGACATCGCAGGGCTGCTGGTGGATGTTGTTGCGGCGAAGTTCTCGAACCCTCCGGCAAAGGCTTCCTCTCGGTCTCGAGTCCACGGATTGCCCGGCATAAACCGGCGGCGCAGGTAGTGGGACATCTCGTGCGGTGCTGTTGACGGATCCGGACCAAAAGCCATCAACGTTGTCCCGTCCGGACTGAATTGAATAGCTCCTCGAGGTGTTTGGTCGGCTAGCGGCGATTGCGTGTAGAGGTTCGGGTCGGGTCCCTCTGGGTTCAATCCGGCCAACAACCTCGCTATTTTTTCGTTTGGTGTGTTGGCGGGCGCCATACCTATTCTGTTAAGCAACGACGGGTCGTGGACTGCGGCCTCAATAAGCCCCGGAAACCCATCGCCTTGGGCTGGGAGCATCTCCACTCTTAGCCTATAGTTTACTTTATTTGCGTCACTGAGCCTTCTGGCCTCAGCAAACGCAGCCGATCGTTCGCTCCCGACGGGGAGAGAGTTTGCGTGTTCGTACAGGTCTCCAATACGTTTTTGTGTGTCTGTAAATAGATAGTCCGGAGCGTGTTGCCCCGCCCACGACGTGTGGCCTACCGGAGGTTGTATAGAAAACAAGTGTATTTGGGGGTCGCCCCCTCCGTACTCGTTGGCGTACACCTTGGCGCCTGAAATAGCTCTTAACAATTCTTCGTCGTTTCTGGCTGCGTACCCGTACAGCCCATTTCCCAGAGGGCGTAGTCCTCCGGGCTCCCCGGATCCAAGAAAGCTTTTGTCAAAATCTCGCCAGTTACTACCCCCATGAACAAACACCCAATTTTTATCATCCATCAGAGTGTTCTGTGGATTTAATGGAGACTGGTACAGCATCCGCGGGTCGGCATCTTCCGGACCCACCCCAGCCGCCGCCAAACGGTCTCGAACGCCTTCAGAAGACATCATCTCCGTGCGCGGGTTTTTCGCCAAAACAAAGTCGCCGAATTGCAGCACCTCGTCGGCGTCAACAACACGCGACCGGTGGTCGTCCGACAGGTAGAAGTAGGAGTGCCGCTCGGGGTTGTACCCAACCTGCCGCCATTGCGGATCCCGCATCTTCGCTTGAATCTCGCTAAGCACTTGATCCGGGGACGTGAGAGCCCCCACCCGACCCGCAACCACGGCCCACGAGTTTTTACTGGCTTCTCCCGCCGCAACTGCTGCCGGGCCCCGAGGCCCGGCAGAAAACTGGTACTCTTCCAAAGGCGATTTTACGTTTGTTTTGTTTCCTCCGGCCAGCCCAAAACTTACTTTGCCTGTTTCGTCCGGCAGGAGCTGAACAGCTCGGGCGTAGTTGAGCCCGTCTTTCCCGTGCAACGTGACGACAGGGTTATTCCGCGCGTACTCATTGATGTCCAGACGGGCCCCTACCGGCATACCAACAACCGGGGAAAGGTCATCCAAACCCTTTGCCGCAATCCGCTCCGGGCTGTTGGAAAAACCCGGAGGCATGCGGTCGCGCAAGGTTGTCAGGTGGTCTTCTGACCGAGGAACTGGCGCCCTCCCCGACTCACCCATCAAGCGGTTGTACTGGTCTTGGTCGATTCTGCCGGCAAACAGGTCGTTCGCCTCGTCCTGCATCAATCGTGGTCGAGGTATTGCCGGCTGTTGCAGGGGCGATTCCATCAACTGATCAGCAACCGCGGAAGTCGCTGCGATCCCGGCAACAGCGCCCTCCAGCCGCTTAGCGGTTACGCCGCCGTAGACCAAGTTTGGGTCTTTCTTCTGCGCAATCGTGGCGGCATCGAGCAGTGTCATTGTGTGCTCGCCAGACTCGCCGTACGCCTCTACCATCTCTCGACCAAGGCGTTGCCGTTCCGGGTTTCGTTGCAAGGCCTCCAAAGCTGCGTTGTGGGTTGTGGCCTTTTTCCCCGCACGAAATAGCTTGCCGAGTTTTAGCGCAGAAACCACGTTCAGCGGGTCCGTCAGGATCTCCACCCCAAACCCAGCCAGGTCGCGAAGGCCTTCCATCGGATCGTCGAGCCAGCCAGCCATGCCGGTCTCTTTGTTCGGGGCTGTAACACCCCAGTGATCCAGAACATCTCTCCCCGTCACTCGGTTGTCGGCGCTGAACGGAGACGCAAATTGGTCGAGTGGGTTTCTCCCGACGAGCAGGTCTCTGACGGAGCTGCCGGGCAGGTCGAAGGCGTTCCCCACGGCGTCCAGCACCGGGCTGTAATACTCGCTGCCGGGGGCTCCGGCCACAGCACCTGCAGTAAGTCCGTACGTCGCGTACGGTGCGTACCTACCAGCTCGTTGGAGAAACGTTCGCATCAATCACCACCACCTTCGGCGGGGACAAAACCTGCATCGCGGATGAAACCACCAATTGAGGGTCTATCTGGGATATTCTGCTCAAAATGTCAACCCGAAACAAGGGGTCGTGCTCGAGGCGGGCGAAAGCGGCCTGGGAGGCCACCGCCATGAGCTGCCCCTCGTCCATATCTCCGAGAGGGTCCGAGTCTCCCACCAGCTTATCGCGGGAATTTATGAGTGTGCTCAGCAGCTCGTACAGCCCTTTGACGAGCTTGAGGTCAACGGACTGGAACATTGCCTGCTCTGGCGTCAGGCCCTCCCCTCGTGCCGTCTTGAAGTCCTCGACGAGGCGGTCGGCGAGCTTTTCCGGACCCCCGAGGTTTTCTATCACGCGGTCGGCGAGGTCGAGGCCGTACGGGCGGCCTTTTTTCCGCACCGCTGCCAGGGCTTTTCGCCACTCAGAGGGATGCTCTCCGCTTAGCAAAGACGCGGCGGTGCGCTCCGCCAACTCAGTGCATGACATGCAAGATGCTCCATCAGCCCGTGGAGTGTATGGCATACCACAAATGGGGCAGATCACTCGCCCCGGGAATTGCTCACTAAACACAATCGGCGGGCTGTGGCCCGCCGATTGCGTTGCGTCTCCGCCTGACACGGAGTCACCGAGTGCTGACCGGAGTCAGCGGGTTCTGGATAGGGTTGCCTGGCTGGACGTTTGTCACGCTGGAACTGCCGTGAATCCCGGTCGGCGGAACTGGTTTGTCAACCACAACTAAACTCCTGTAAGAGGGAACCTTGCGACATCAGCCGGCACAAATCAGCAGTCGAGTGGGCTGAACGGGGTGCGGACGTACGCCCGACCGCGTGCTGCCGCCGCGGTAGTACTCGAGGAATACCCGCAATGACCCACGGGGTTGGTTCCCTCGGTACCTGCCACAAACGTGCCGTTGGCGGAAGTTTGCAGGACGGCCCCGGGGGTCAGACCCCCTGTGCCGGCCAACACCCGAGTAGGTCCTTCGACAATCATCCAGAAAATACTGCCGACCGGGACGGGGGCTGACAACCACGGATCGACAACTCCGTGCAGGGCCTGATTTGCCCCGCACAGACCCCCCACAAGCGTGACGGTGGTGTCCGCGGCTTTCATCCGCACACCAACGCCCGGGGCCAATGTCGCTCCGCTGTCGTTCTTCACCAAGACTGCACAGACTTTCTGCTGAGACTGCAGTACCGGAAATTCCGGGTTTGTGTAGTCGAGGTCTTGAAACTCGGCTCCCTGACCCAGAGCCTGCGGGTCATCATAGATATCAACCGCACCCAACTTCGCCAGAATCGTGTGGCCTGCCATACATCACCTTCAGAAAAAGTAAACCGATTGTTTTGGGAACGTAAAATCAGGCGATCCGACGATCAGGTCTTGCTCACAAACCGGCACAGGTACTTCGGCAAGAACTTGAAATTGCCGTAGCTCGAGGCGTAGTACAGGTACCCAGTGTGGCTTGTGCTCCACTCGGGGCCGTGTGGTCCGTAAATATCGTTGTGCAGGAAGAAGCCCTCCAAGAACTGCGGGAGGTACATGTAGGCGTTGTTCTGCGGAATGGCGTAGTCCATTGAGTAGACGGCACCGTCAACCATCAGCGTTTCGCCCGGATAGCCCAGGTCGCCGTCCTTCCACGGCATGATCTGCCGGTTGTTGGCGCGGAAGCTGTCCTTGAACTGGGGGAACAGATTGCTGCTCATAGCGACCTGCGGAGGAGCGCCAATCATCGACTGGCCGCCACGGTGCAGCATGGCTGTCATCGCGTAGGAGGCAGCAGACACAATGTTTTTCGCAAAACCTGTACCGCCATTGCCCCAGATGTTGGGGCCATAATTGATGATCAGCGGCGAAGTACCATCATACTCAGGGCTACCCTGACCAAACGGGAAGTCGTTCCCGAGAGAGGCATTCGGCGGGGTGTCGCCGGCGGTCACCGACCACGTTCCGCCCAGAGACCCGAGGGCTGTATTCTGACCGCAGTAGGACCCTGTCGGACGAGCGACCTTATCGGCGTTGGTGAGCGTATTGTTGTCGTACGCGGTAGCCGTACCAATACCAGCGAAATCGTAGGCAAACGCTGAATCGTTGCCGTTACACCAAAACGCTCGCTGAATTCTCTCGCTCATTGCCTGAGCGAGTTCCTCCGATTTGCGGGTGTAGCGGTCGGTGATTGCGATGTCGCCAGCGCCATCTCGCATCAAGTACTCCTGCTCGCCCATGAAATCGGACGTGCGGTAGCCCTTGATCCCAATAAAATACTGGATGTCGGTGTCGGTGTTGACAAACTGCAACGGCTGGTTTTCGACCGCAGGGAATACGGACGGCTGCTTGACGCGAGCGTTCCAGACCTGAGTATGCCCGCGTGCTTTGAACGAGAGCCGACCGAATCGCCGCAGGTTGTACATCGTCAAGAAGTTTCGGACCGTGAGATCCGACACTGCTTTCCAGTACTTGGGGGCCAAGTCGCGTACTACGTTGACATGCCCCGCTACGTTTTGCGGTACAATAGCAACCATTTTCGAATCCTATTAAGAGGGTACCTGTTGAGAAGCGGCGGCCATCAACGTGAAATCCGGAAATCCGGCGTTGTTTACTGGAACCGAACCCGCCGGAGGGCCGTTGTTGACGATGCTTCCGGGAGCAGAAAACGCAGGGTTTGCCGACTGTGTGGTCACAGTCTGCAACCAAGGCTTTTGCGCAGCCGCCGGTGGCTGTTGCGCCGGCGGGGGTGTTTGAGTGTTCAGCAGCGGCTTAGCCGCCAAGTGGGCGATATTGTGTGCAGCAGTGCGGTCTCGAACGCCGGCGGCGGTTGCTGCCTCCCAAGCAGCGTGATAGGCCTGTCCGGCAGCCGTCAAAGCTCCGTCTGGCCCCACCAAAGCGGGTCGGTTCGTCTGCACAAAAGTCGTCGCTGGGTCTGGTACGGCCTGTCGCGCGACGGCGGCGAGCTGTTCCCGAAGCGTTGCAATCTCTTGCTGTAACGGGGCTGTGACTTCAGCGACAAACCCTTGACCGTAGTTACGGATAAACCGCTCCGGGTCTGCGAGTTCTGCCTGGATCGCCCGCTGACGCGCGAGGTTGTCATTCAGGGCTGATGCGACCTGGGTAGCGAGCGGGTTTGAGGCAACATACGCACCGTCGCGGAACGCCAGCATGCCCGCTTGCTGGAACGAAAGAGCCGCAGCAGACAGATCCGCGGGTGAGGGGGCTGGCGTCTCTGCCGGGGCTGTCTGCTGCGGAGGCGCTGGTTCTGGCGTCTGAGAGGCTTCCGCCAAATACTGGAGTACCTGCAGGTCGTCCGTGAACCCATGCCCTTGGGGAAGAGTCCCGTTGGCCTCCAGCCGGCGGATCATCGCGATGTTGCTCGACGCTGCTGCAGGGGCACTTGGCGCTGCCGGCGCAGGGGTCGGGGCTGTCGGTGCTGTCGGTGCGGGGGTTGGCGCTGGCTGCGGTGGAGGGAAAGCTGCCCCCGACGCAGGCTGGGGCTGCTGCGTCGGGGGGTTCACTCCCCCCACGGGAGCGGTCGCGGATAAATCGGCAAAATTTGGGAAAGGCATAGACATAGTTTAAGGCTCCAGTGCAAAGTGGGGGGAGAAACGATTCTTCCGAATCGTGCCCACTATCAGACTGGACGGCAACGCTGCCTCTGAACTATTCTACCGACATTCCCGTTTTGCCCGTTTCCCTACACGATAACCTGACCCCCATGAGCGAACAATTACTGACACCAAAAGAAGTCGTGACGCTGATCAAACAACAGTTTGGTGTTAGCGTAGACGTATCTACTGTTCGGAAGTGGTGTACCCGCGGTATTGGCGGGGCGAATTCAAAGTGTTGCCTGCCTCGCGTGCATGTCGGCGGGCGGGTATTTGTGAAGCTCAGTCGGCTGCAGAATTGGCTGCAGCGGAAACAACTCCGATCACTGTTGGATGGTTCCGAAACATCTCTGTGAGGCTCAGAGATCGCTGCTCTCTCGGAAGCTGCTGGTGGATGTCCATGAATTCTTTGAACCTTGCAGCGTTCCTCATGAAACGGTTCGGGTTCACGGGAGAAGCTACGTGCGTGTGACTATCAACTACGGCAGCAACGCGTTTGCATAACGCGGTACCCTTCCGCCGCAAGGCTCGAGCGTACTCCGCCGCATTTGTGTACGGCATGGCGATCAGAGGGGGTAGGCCTTTCTCATGCAGCGCCTGATTGCAAACGCACGATACGCACGCCGGCACGTTCCGGTATTGTTTGTACGTCAGGTACACTTTGAGCCACAAATCAGACATTTCCTGCGGCGTGAACACATCTTGAAACACGTAATGCTTCTGGCGGAGTGGGATCCTGTTCGACAACGCTCTCGGTAACCGTTGTTGCAACAGGTTCTCATTTGTCGCAAGAGCAATTGCTGCCGCATGCTTCGTGGCTCGGCTAGTTTCCTCGGACTCGAGCTGGGCGAATGCGGAGAGCATGCCCATCAGCAGCCTGCCAAACAGGTCGTCAGTGCGGATCCCGCTTTCCGCGATCGCGAGAATGGCACCTTTGGCGTGAATGGCGTCGATTTGGTTGGCCGCGTCTTTCAGAGACCGAAACAGTCTGTCCGGCCTCAGAGCAACGACGACATCACCGGGTTGCAGGATCTGCAGCATTTGCCCACCAGCGGGCCGGTTCTGCAGAGGGGTTTTCCACGCGCTGACCCCTTCGTCCACAAACTCCAGGGCGTCTGGGTACTTCTGCCGCAAAATCTGTAGTTGAGTGCTTGCGGACTGATCGTCCGTGGACACTCTGGCATACAAAAACGTCCGCCCTTTGGCGACCGCTGCCGGGGTCGCAGCCATTATCCGAAGAGTTTCAACCGCAGAAAGTTGGGACGGAGGTACTGGCGGCCTGGTCGCTGGTCGGCGATCTTGTGGGGTCGCGGTTGCATCCTTCTTTCGCGCCTTTGCCTCCCGTATTCGAGCAGAAATAAGCTCGCTTTTGAGCTGAGCAACTGCCGCCATGCAGTACACCAGACACCGACCGTTGGCCGAGTTGAAACTCAGCGAAGGGTAGTCCACAAAAGTGACGTGGACTCCGGCCTCGACCCACCGTTCGAGGATGCTGCACGCATCAGAGACACGGCGAAATAGCCGTGTCAGGCTCGTGACGACTACGGTGTCACCCGGTCGAACCGAGTTTGCCAGCAACAAAGCGCCGGGTCTTGTCTCAAAAGACTTTTTGTACGCGCTCCTGCCCCCGTCGATTATCACGCCGGGGCTGTCGCAATTCGAGGCCGAAGCCAAAACAAGGTTTGTCGATGTGCAGTAGTCCCGACAGGACTTCACCTGACCCTCGAGACTCTGCCCGTTCAGCATTTGCTCAGGCGTTGAGACGCGTGCGTAAATGTACGCCACCATGTCGTGCTCCTAAAAAGATAGCCGGAGAGGGGTGTGCGGACCCCTCTCCGGCCACCTGCCCCTCCGGTTAATGGATGGACAGCAAAGGAACAGGACCAACCGCTGCCAAAAGCACCGCACATGCTTTTGACAACAAAACACGCTGGGCAGGGCTCGAACCTGCACAAGTGGCCTCAACGCACCCACTACCTTGCGGCCACTTACTCTACCAATTGAGATACCAGCATGCACCTGCGACTCAGTTCGCCGGTTTCGACCGGAGCATCCTACTACGGGACAAACGAGACGTCAACCATTTTTGTGTAATTAGCACCGCAGCCACCACAAAAACCGCAGCCAACACCCCGGGTTCGGGCACTGAGTTGGTCTGGGGGACTTGCCCGGCATACAAGTCTCCGTTGGTCAGGACGATCCTGTCCAGTCGATAGTTTGGGTGGGCGCCTGAACCTTCGATCGGCATCGGATCAACCTCGTCGATTGAGATATACCCAACCCCTTGATAGACGCGGTCGAACAGGCCTGTCGGTGCTCTGCCGACCCAGCTACGCCACAAAAAGGGGATGTAGATGGGGTTGTTTGCCGGCAGGTCTGTCAGACTGTCATAGACTCGCAGGAAATCGCTGTAGGTGTCCCCGGCGCCTACAGGAGTCCCGTACGGCAGCAACACCGCCTGATCCCAACCCCGAGTGTATGTGGTCTGCACCTGAATCTGCTGCTCCCCGTCTTCGGTGCCATACCTATCCGAGAAACTTCCGGTGCTTATGAACGCCATCCCACCACCCTCCGCAATCTGAGCGAAAGAGATCCACCCCAGCGGTCGCCCAAAACCGGAAAGATTCTGACCAATCTCTGCCGTGTACCAGCCCGTGTCTGGGTTTATGGTAACCCCGTACTCCTGAACCTCCACGATGAGGTCTCCTTTTACGGCGTCGCAACCTCCAAGAGCCAGCAATATCACCAGCAATATGACAAGGAGGTTTCCGATCTCTGGGTGGATTGACAACCACCCCGGATCCCCGACCCAAATTTTACAGCACAGATGCCCATACAGCCTTTTCAAGTACTTGTCGCCGCCCCGTTGCTCGCTCATGGATCCCAGCCCTCCTCGTATTCCGAATACGTCATCGCACTACTACCGTAATCTGCGTACTCCTGCTCCCACCCCGGATCTGCCGGGACTTCCTCCGAGGCTATCAATACCTCCCAAAGACGCCCGAGAATTCGGAACGCCCACACACCCAAAGGCACTCCCGCCAGTACAAGAACAAACCACAGAAACCCTGAAACCCCAAGCCTGTCTTGCATTATTGACTCCTGTGAAAAACGCCATCCCAGACAACAGACGTGATTCGCGTCCGCGGTGAACCGTCAGGCTCTAAGCGGCTCAAACCAAAGTCCCGAACAAATTGACACATCGCCCGGGCAAGCGGTGCCGGGGTCAGCTCTCTGACAGCTTTTGAGCAACAGAGCACCTGCTTCGGTTTTTGCGGACGCTTTACCCTGGCCCCCAGCCGACCCAATTCGTACGCCGCCTGCATCGCCGTCATTGCCGGCAACCCGACCAGATACAGCGTCGTCAGCTTGCGGGCTTCGTGACCGTAGTCATACTGGTCGATTGTGATACGCAACCCGCCAAACTGGTCCCTCCGACCCCCGTCGGGGATCCCCGCAAATTCCCACAGGGTACTGTCTTTCGGGTGCTCGAGAATCCCGCCGCATCTGCGTACCTCCTGCAGGCAGAGCAAAGCCAAGGATTTTTGTGATATGTTTTTGTTTGCCAACGGGGCGGTACGACCCCACTGGGCGCACGGTGGGTGTGCGATGACTGGGTAATTATCCCGACATTTGCGAAAATCCTTACGTTTGTCCCACGGCACTACGCCGGGTATGTGGTAATAGGCGCTATCCATTCGAACGCAGGCCGCGGTTATCGTCTGTATCCCTGTCAATCGTCTTCTCCATCTTTTCGACGTGGTGGGGTAGGTGGTTGTGGGACCACGGGATGTACAGCACATCCCTGGGGATGAGCCACTGAAAAGGTAAGTACTTCTCCGCATGGCTATTTGCTTGCCACCATTTCGATTGCTTTTCTGTCATCCGAACTCCGATATGATGATTCGTCTGAGCCGGTACACTTCCTGCAATACGACAGACATATCCTGGTTATCGAAGGTGGTTTCGTTGGCCTCACATCGTTGCAGGATCCGATGCAGCTCCTCTGTCATGCCTGCATCCGGATCGAGCCGGATGTACTGCTGCTTTTCCCCTACAGCGTCCCCGACGCGGTGTGTCGGATATCGTCTCCCGTCGTCGATCTGTACAATCTGATCACCAGGCTGCAGTATCTCACCGACTTGCAGCCTTCGCCAGCCCTCGGGTATTGTGAACTCCGGCTGTGGTTCTGGCGTTTTGTCCGGCTCACTCATTGCTCACCCCCTGCCCGTAGAGTCTCAAAAGACTGCTGCATGCCACATTCATCACATGTTACGATCAGGACGTTTTGCCGCATCTCTGTATCCCCTCGACCAGCGGAACCAATGTCGCGGTGTCATTATTTCAAGTCGCGGCCCTGAACCTTTGATTCCGCGACCGACGTACATTGCCACCGATCCAACATGCAAACAGAACCAGCATCCGTATGATGCCGTGTAAGCCACGTTACCCTTAATCACAACCATCATTGTCGCTCCTATAAAACGTTTTAAAACGCCATCCTGTGCAAAGTAGGGTGTCACTGCTGCCCCTCCTGCAGACGTTCCACGGCGAACTCAATCTCCAACTCCTGCCGCTTTACTTCGTCCATCAGATCCTTTAGTGTCAGGCCCATCGACTGCACCACTGCCAACCACGACGCTACTGTTCCGGTGGCTGGTCTGCTCAGTCGCATTATCGTGGCCAGATGTGGCAGCAACTCCGCCGCCAACTGTTTGCGTTCGTCACTCACTGCTGCTGCTGTGGTGATGGTCCCAACATGCACTCTTAGTCCCTCCCCTGTTGTTCTTCGAACTGAACTCGGAAACGATACGCAATGGGGTCTGTATCCGGAATCTCTTCGAGTGTCTGCAGCTTCCGCGATCTCTGGGACGCAGTGGTTTGCAGCATGTCCGTGACAGCCTGCGTTTGAGCCCCGGCAGCCCCGCACAGCTTAGCGTACGCCTGATCCACCTTGCTGTCGAGCATGCGTTGTTTGTGTGACCACAGCCACTCCATCAGATCTATGGCACGGTGTACGTAGGCGGTCGGAATTGTCGGGTTGACAAACCCCCGGGTTGGGTTTACGGCAGAAGTCCACACCTGTTCTTCGATCGCGAGGTCGAGCACCCACAAAACTGCCGACATTCGCAAGGCCACTTCCGCATGCCTGAGCACCTCGCTCCGCCAAGGATGCTCGTCCGGCCACTGAGCCAGGTACGCCGCGCTGCGTTTGTGTTTGGCGTACCCCTGCCAGACGGCGTTGGCTTCGGAGGACAGGGTGAGGATCGACGGGTCGATGTCGGTCCCTGACGCCGCGGCGAGGGCCATAGCATCGACGCTCTGGATCGCCTGCTTGTGGGTGTTCAGGCGTCGGGCCATTTGATCCCAGTGCGACCACCACGCCGTCATGGCTCTCTGGCTTTCCTGAGCCGGCTCCTCCGGAATACGGCCCAGAGGGAAGAGCTGCATTCGCTGGATCAAACCGTCGATCAGGTCAATCCCGGGGATTTGGTTCAGGTTCACGCCCTGAATAGCCCCCACGATAGAGCAGAACGGCGACCGGACGACAGTGTTCCCGGTCTTGCGGAACTGGACGATTGAGTCCCCGGACCATGCTCGCAGCCACATGCCGGTGTTTGACGAG